TGACGCATTGTCATCACCACCATTTATAATTTTAGGTGCCATTTCTATAATCATTTCTCTTAGTTTATCGGTCTTGAACATCAGTGTACATATATGCTCATCATTCTTAATTAAGTTATGAACCCATATATCTGCTTCTGTTGTTGCTAACCCTGATGGTTTACCACGGCATGCAAGTTCGATTGCAATATTACCTGTTCGGTGCCATTGGTCACGTTCTGATTTAACTTCAGATTTGGTAGCACCTGAGAATATGTTATCAATGTATTTTTCCCATTGTTGTCCCCATGATAGGTCAATGTCAAATTTTCGTAGTACGTTTATATCTTTGCTTTCGTTTAATGCCATGTTATCTCCTTATTCAAACCAATCTCCTATCACTGGTGCATTAATTCTGTCCTCTGCTATATCAAAATACTTATCGTCTAGTTCAATTCCTATTCCATTTCTGTTTAGATTTTTACACGCTACTAATGTTGAGCCACTACCCATTGTAAAATCAAGTACAAGTTCGCCTTCTTTTGTGTAGGTTTTTATTAGGTATTCCATAAGGGCTACTGGTTTTTGTGTTGGGTGGTATCCTCTCTCCGTTTTTATATCTAATACTGACTTAGGGAAATATAAATCATTCTTATAATACACTGGTTTAAGTGAACCATTGGCTTTGCCTCCTTGCACCTTTCCTCCTTTCATTCTCATTTTCCCCTTTGTCATTTGCGGTATATATGTTCTACCAAAGACACTTATTATTTCGTGTGTTTTCAGTGGTTGGTATTTTGCTAACGCTACATTTGCAGATGTTTTTTTATGCCACACCCAATCATATTTATAGTTTTTAATATTACTCATTCTTAAAGCACTGCTAAAAGGCTCACTACCAAACAACACTATTGCACCATTAGGTTTTATGAGTTTGTTTAGTCTTTCCCACATCAAATCAAAGTCTATCACTGAATCCCATTTACACGCTGTAGTTCCATAAGGAGGGTCTGTAATAATAGCATCTACCTTAACGCCATCAGCAATAAGCCTATCCATGACTTCTAGGCAATCGCCTTTATGTAAGTTAATCATTCAAACCAAGTGTTTATTGATGGTTGGTTTTCTTTTATAATCACCTTATCATCATCATCTAAAACCATATCGTCAGAAGCATTGATTCTTGCTTCTGCAATTTTGAAATAATCTTTATCCATTTCAATACCAATGAAATTAAATCCAGCGATATTTGCTGACATCCCCGATGTTCCACTTCCCATGAACGGGTCTAGTGTGGTTCCACCTTTTGGTGTTACTAACGTTTGTAGGTACAATATTAATTTAATTGGTTTCACGGTTGGGTGATTGTTCTTTGTTGTTTTTATAGTTAGATTGTTATCGAATTTAAAACCACACCCACACCCATAAGTAGATTTTCCTGATGGAATAGATACATCATGAGTTGGACATTTCCTAATAACATTGGACAAACCTTTGTCATGTGTGTTTCTTCCATCTTTGGTCGGAAAGTCGTCCAATCCTAAATTACGTTCATTCTTTGATGTTTTAGCGCAGTAGAAGAATCTTGATGCTCCGCCATTAATCGATGACGCACCACTCTGTTCATCCATAATCTTGATTGGGCAATCTTCGTGACAAATGTAATCATCTACTGTTTCATTTCCATCTTCATCGCCATGCCCAACCATTTCACCTTTTCGGAAAGTTATATTCCCCCATCCTTCGTATTGTTCTGTATTGGAATTTAACTCATGTGGTTTGCTATTACCTTTTACCGTTTTAACGCCAATACATTGGCACTCAGGGTGATGTGACATAATTATGTTAGATGGGAATCTACCATGTGGATTACCTTCTTGGAATTTATTCCCCATTGAGTTATCATTAAATCCATATTTACTTGGAAGTGGTCCATCTTTCTGCTCTCTACCAAGTTCTTCAGAGGTACCAACTCGACTATCATCGATGTTGATTCCACCTGTGCCATGTTTTAGAACATTGGCAGCAACGGTTTTTTCTGAAATTGGTTTACGTGCCATGACGATTGGTTCATGTGCTGGTTTTAAAGCAGTACCCCAACCTTCCCACTTCCCACCATTCTCGGTTAGTTCAGTTTCGATAGGAGTGTTATCTGACCCTTGTGCTTTCTTATCAAAGAACCCTTTCTGCCAATCTTCTTGTCCGGTTGGTTCATATTCGTCTCCTAGTCTTGCCTTACGAATTGATTTCGGGTCGCTACCACCATAAATTTCTGTTGCTGTTATTGCTTTACCAACGTTTAAACTTTTCGGGAATCCACTTCCAAAATTCCAAGAAATCATATCTCTTATCTCGAATCCAGCATCTTCAACACGTACTGCCATCCTATGATATGTTCTACTTCCACTGAATGACAATAAGTGACCACCTGGTTTTAATACACGTAAACATTCTTCGAATATTTCTTGACTTGGAACGTCATAGTCCCATTTCTTCCCCATGAAACTAAGTCCATACGGTGGGTCAGTCACAATTGAATCGATGCTGTCGTCATCTAATGTTTTTAATACAACTAAACAGTCGTCATTATATAAATCTATCATTTATTTTCCGTTTTACAAAGGTGATGGTTAAAGATTCTTCTCCACACGTAAGAACGTATTACAGCACTTACCGTGAATATTCCCGTAATACCAAGATTATCAAGCATGGTCATTTCAATGTTCCATAATGGAGCAACGATGTAAATCCATATTATTAGAGATACGAAAAATCCGCTTGTGATATTTAGCAATGATTCAGTGAGTGAACCTAATTTTGATTGTTGCATTATATAAAATATGCTAAAAACATATAATTATATACAATGTGATTTTTATTTTATGATGGGGTTGACCTAAATACCCATTTAGGTTTAAAATAATTTATATGAACGGAGAATAAAATGAAACATGAAATTAAAAATAAAATACTCCACTCTGTTAGAACACCATTGTTCAAGAGCAAGGTATTTAAAGATAAGAAAAAGGAATCTAAAAAGAATGGAAATGATAAGGGCTATGATTATAACCCACACCCTTAATATGTTTAATGCCCATATTTATCATAAAATGAATTAATTCTCATCAACTAAATAATATCACTCGTAAGAGTTTTTTAAATAACACAGGAGGTACTGATATAATTATTATGAAATTTGTTTAATAGCCAATAAGGAGGTACTATGAAAAAGTATGATTGGTCAAAAGAAATTAACGGCAATGGTGAAGATATCGTAACGATGTGCTTTATGTGCTTTATTATAATAATGGGTATAGTATCAATGCTTAACTAGACATAGGAAACAACATGTTTTACTCATAAAAAAGGCAACCTTTAACAGTTGCCTTTTTATTGGTTGATTATATATTACTTATTAAAGATTTTATATAAAACAGCAGCGGCTACTAGTCCAACAAGACCTTGAGCACCAAGTTGTGCAACAATACCAGTGATGGTGCCGATAATGTCACCACCAATGAATGGCACTGTGCCACCGAAAATAACCTGTAATACGATTGCGAACGCAATCAATGCTACACCTGCTTCTGTGCCAGATTTAATCCAGCCTACGATATCTTTTAACATATAATTTCTCCTATGTGGTTAAAATATAGTTTAAAGTCATTCCAGACTTGTAGAAAATGGCAACATCGCCAAATTCATCGGTTTATTTAGTTTTTTTGTTAATAAACTCATTTTTTATATTGGTCGTTTTTTATGCTTGTTGAATAGGATAAATAAGATTAAGTATAATTAAGGAGTAAAATATGTCAGTATCATCATTGACTAGAATGACAACACCATTAGCAACAGACCAATCAGGCTCAAGCCAAGGTTTGTTAATGCCAAAGTTAAAGTATAGATTCCGTGTAGTTTTTGAAAACTTCGGCGTATCTACACCAAGAACTGAACTAACAAAACAAGTAATCGACTTTACTAGACCATCAGTAAGTTTTGACCCAATCGACATTGAGATTTATAACTCGCGTGTACGTTTGGCAGGTAAGCATACTTGGGAAGACATTAATGTTAACTTACGTGACGATGCTAGTGGCATGGTTTCTAAATTGGCAGGTGAGCAATTGCAGAAGCAATTAGACTTCATGGAACAAGCAAGTGCAGCATCAGGCGCTGATTACAAATTTACTACACGTGTAGAGATTTTAGACGGTGGTAATGGCGCACATGAGCCAAATGTATTGGAAACTTGGGAAGTATATGGCTGTTATGTTGCTAATGTAAACTACGGTGATTTGAACTACGGCAGTTCAGAACCTGTTACAATTGCAATGACACTACGTTTCGACAATGCAGTACAAACTCCAATTGGTAGTGGTGTAGGTGCAGACGTAGGCAGAAGTATCGGCGACAACGTTTCGTAATAAACCAATATGGGATTTGGTAGTTTCCTAAAATCCTCGCTAAAAGAACAACTGGGTAGTTGGGATGATTTTAGTGGCGGTTTTAAAGAAGGGTTTTTCGGGGATGATTACTTCCGTGACTATAAGCACGGAAGTAAGATATTCGTTGCCGATGGGCATGCCCTCGCCCCCACTAATAAATTCCTATTCCATGTTTACTTCACGTTAAACACTGCGGAAATACCACAATTAAAAAAATCACTTGGTCCCGATGGGTCTAATCGTATAGGTATGCTTGTTAAAACTGTAAAACTCCCTACATTCAATTTTGAAGTAGAGGAAATGAATCAGTACAATCGCAAGCGATATATTCAGAAGAAGATTAATTACAGACCATTGAATATCACCTTCCATGATGATGGAAGTGATACTGTTAGGTCTATGTGGTACAATTATTATAATTATTATTATAGTGACCCTAGTCATGGATATGATGGGAAAGGTTCAAATAACCCAAGTTATAATGCACGTGATATATACGATAACGGTCGTGTAATTAACGATTGGGGTTTCAATGGTTCAGGACCAAACGGATATGAAAAACCAGCATTCTTTACTGATATAAAGGTATATGGCATGAACCGAGGAAACTTTACCTCGTACACATTGATTAATCCAATTATTACTGATTGGGACCACGATACGTTCGATTACAGTGCTGGTAGCGAGGTGATGCAACATACCATGACTATCAATTACGAAACTGTTAAATACGGTCGTGGTAAGGTCGGAGAAGAGGTTAAAGGATTTGGTGAATCATCAATGTATGATACTAGTCCTAGCCCACTGAGAGCAGGGACACGTTCTACATTATTTGGTAGAGGTGGTATTCTTGATGCAGGTGGCAGTATATTGGATGATTTGGCATCCGGCAAAATTTTAGGTGCTATTAGAACGGGTGGTTCATTGAGAAACACACTCAAGGGGTCAAATGTTAGTTCATTAGTTGCTTCTGAATTAGTTAGTGGTGCAATATCAACAGGATTGAATTACATTTCCAATGGCGGGTCACAATCGAATAGCAGTTCATTCTCGATACCTGGGTTAGGTGGGATTGGTAATTTAGCGTCAAATATTGTGGGTAACATAGGAAACACTGTATCAGGTTTATTTTCTGGAAGTAATTTTGGTTCGTCTGTTAGCGTTGGTAATTCTATATCAAATGTAAGTGCCACATTTGGTGGGGTATCAACTAGTACAAACCAATTAGCACAAAATATGGCACAAGGCGTGAGATTAAATACTAGTGATTATACAGGTATGTTTGCTACTATGCAGGCATCTATGGAACCTGGTATGGCAGTTGTAGAAGGGGAATTGGCAGAATTGGCAAGCAATGTAGGTTCAGGTAATATTCCTAGTATTTCTAATCTTCAAGATAACATCCCGAGTGCATCTAGTTTAAAGCAAATTGCAGATGATGTAACCCCATCATTTCAAAAAGCATCGAAGACATTTTCTCCTATTGCACAGGATATAAATACACAAATGAAAAAACTTATTGATTCTGGTGAGATGAAACTACCTCCCAATACTACAAACACATCATATGGTGGAGTGTTTAGTAATGGGACAAGAATAGGTTAAAAAATGGCAAGTAATCTAAATATTGGTGCGTTTTATAGTGACCGTGATATTGGTATAGGGTCTGAGCAATACAACATTGTAGTCGGGTTTTTTAAAAAAGTGATGGACAATACAACAACTGCGGAAGCATTCGCGGTTGATTTATTTCGTGTTTCTAAAGCCACTGAAGTTCCGATATTGGTATTACTTGAATCATTGAAAGATGTTGATAAAATCGGAGTAAGTGAGTTGATGGCATTTTACTTAAATCAAATTCGTTCACGAAGTGCATTACTTGGGGTGAAAAATATTGTTATCCCTAATCAACAGATTGCTAGAAATATTCTTCCGTAACGCAAATGCCACGATATTCACAAGGTCATTATAAACCTCGTAATCCAACGAAGTATGTTGGTAAAGGTTCCATAATATATAGAAGTTCATGGGAGTTAGCGTTTATGAATTTCTGTGATAATAACGAACATGTTATGGAATGGGCAAGTGAATCTATACGTATCCCGTATAGAAATCCACTATCTGGAAAACAATCCATTTATGTTCCTGATTTTTTAGTAATATATCAGAATAAACATGGTAAGCGAGTCGCTGAATTAATAGAGATTAAGCCAAAAAAACAAAGCATGCTTACAGAGAAGTTAAATAGCAATGAGCGTGCAACAGTTGCAATTAATTATGCCAAATGGGAAGCAGCGATTCATTGGGCAAAACGCAATCATATTGTATTTAGAGTTATAA